AAAGCATCAGCAGTAACAGCGTTAATCTGCACCCATCCAGTTCCTGCAACTGATGATGTGTTCACAGAAATTTTGCCACTGCTGTCGATACGCATGCGCCTGATGTTATTTGTCCAAAAATCAACATTTCCTGCGTGTATATTTCGGACATAGAAACTTGTATTATCACTGTCGTAACCAACAGCAGTTTCTTGTGAACTTGTAGTATTACCAAAAGAAATTTGCGGCCTTGATGATGTTAAATCTAAATCAACGGATGGCGTTGTAGTCCCCAGCCCTAATCTGCCGCTTTCCGTGAACCGTGCGATTTCGGCTGAACCATTGTTTTTAATTACAAAAGCGCGATTGGTTGAGTTGTTGTCACTGTCGATGTTAATAACAAAGCTCTCAGGTGCATTTATCTGACCGCTTGTGCCGGATGCGCCAGCCGTGATGGTGCCGCCGTTTACAGTCACACCGCCAGAGAGGTAGAGGTCTTTGAAGCGGTTGGCACTGTCACCCAAAGAAACCTCATTATCACGAGGAGTGCCATCGCCATTACTAGGATACACACCAGAAGTTCCGAAGCCCACTGCCACATGAGAACTATTACCACCAACAAACAGGTTGTCACTGAACTCAACCCCAATCGACCCGACCGTTGTGTTGTTTTTGCGGAATGCAACAACATCGCCATCGCTGGTCTTGCGATTAAAGAAAGCGGTAGGCGCACCATCTACAGTTGCAACAACCTCACCTGTGTTTTTGGCCTCAAAGCCTACAGTGTTTGTGCTGTCTTGCGATGTTTTGCCAACGAGTAGATGACCCCCCGATGTGATGGTCATGCGGGTTGTCCCTGTTAAAAACTCAAGGCCGTCAGATGTGTTTCCCCGAATAGCGATTGTTTCGGAAGAGCCAGCGTTGTTCTTCCACGCAAAATAAGCGGCGTTAGGCAAAACCAACTTATTCGTCACGCTGGATACGCCAATGCCCACGTTGCCGAGAAAATAACCGCCGCCAGCAGCATTTACTTCAGCAACTTGACCGCCAGAATTTTCAAACTTTAGGAAGCCGTTTGTAACAGTGCCACCACCGTTCCTTGTAAACGTCATCGTTGGGCAAAGACTGCTGTCCTCAACATTAACATGTATGGAGCCAGTACCACCGCCAGTTAGGGTTGTTGTGCCATCAACTTCAAGGGTAGCAACTGGGGTAGTTGTCCCCAGCCCTAATCGCTGTGTGGACGCATCAAAGAACAGGGCTTGTGTGGTGCCGTCATCGGCATAGAAGCTGATGTCGCCATCGGCCTCAATGAATAGGCGTTTTGTTGCGGATGAAGATGATGCGTTATCACTTGCAATTAAGAAGCCTGCGCTATCATTATTATTTGTGTCAAAAAGAACGTTGACACCACCGACGCTAGACAATGTTGTATAGTTTGTTTGTGCGCCGCCAAACGGGTCTGTATCGTCATTAAAGTCTAACTTTGACCCAGTGTTGTCACCGCTTAAAAACGCATCAGCCGTCACCGTGCCAGTGACATCTACGCCTGTGGCGGTGGTGGCGAGTTTGGTATTTCCGTTGTGCCTAATAGAAACTACGCCTGTGCTTGAGTCACCATAAAAGAAATAAGTTCCGTCAGATTCCCTCAGTGCAATATTAGTGCCATAAATGTTTAAATCACCAGCTCCAGTGTCAGAAATGTATGACGCAGAACCAGTGTGATAAATCTGCAAGTCAGACCCAGCACCAAACGTCAGCTTGTCATTATCCAGCAGATTCACCTCACCCGTACCATTTGGTGTCAGGGTGATGTTGCCATTTGTGTCGGTGGACGAGATGGTATTGCCATTGATGTTGATGTTGTCAACGTCAAGGTCGCCTGTGACATTAGCAGAACCTGTAATTGTAAGTGTGGCAGTGTCAATAGTTACAGCAGTTGAAGCGTCAATGTCAAGGGTAGGTGCAGTAATTTCAACTTCAGCGTCTGCGTCAATATCAAGTTGACCATCTGTACTAGATACAATCTTTAGCGCAGTATCACGGAAATACATATTGCCTTGCAGGTATGCATCTTTGTACAGCAGTGCAGATGTACCCAAGTCAAGTGTATTTGTTGTTTTTGGTTTAACTTCGGTGGCACTTACAACAAGGTCTTGTACTGGACCAACAACCGTAATGGGTCCACCCTCTGCTGAAGTACCATCGTGTGTGTGACCTGTAGACGAATTAAATGCCGCTTCAATAGCATCATATTCATTGTCTAAATCAGAGCTGTTTATAATATTCCCATCCGCTATATTATTAGCTACGTCTGCTCGTGTGTAACCAGTACCCATTTAAAGGTCCTCCAAAACTCTATTACTTTTCTTCATGTTTTCCTCTGCAGGTATAATTTGCAAATTAGTATGTACGTGTAGCCCACATACGTTCTTCCCAGTTAATGGCACAATATGGTCTACGTGCATATTATGACCAAATGTCTTGTTTAACCAATGGCAATGTGCATATGTATATTTTATTCTATCCATATCTGCCCATGCGGGTGTAGCATTTTTCTTTCTTGCTCTTCTTACAGCGGTATGAAAATATTTACTTGATGGATTTTTTTGTTCCCACTCTTTTTGTGCTTTTCTATGTCTATCTCTGTGTTTGTTTCTCCATCTAGTATTTATCAAAAGAACTTTTTCTGTGTTTTCTATATATCTTTCTTTAGCTAGTTTACTCGCACAATTTTTACACTTTGATTGAACGCCGCTTTTATTTCTACTACATTTATGAAAATCTGATAATGATTTTTCCGTATTACACTTTTTACAAACTTTACCGTCTATCATGTATTCCATACTCAACTGTCAATGCGTCTAGTGAAAATGGCGGGTCACTATTATCTGATTCAAATTGAAATGAAACAGCAAACCCAGAACCTATTACTTGCGCCTCAAAAAGTTTTTGCAACTTACTACCATACGAAGTTGTACCATATGTACCTGTTCCATAAAATCCTACAACACCTGCAGTGTTTGCAAAACTAATTGGTTGTGGTTGTATTACATCTTGACCGTTAAAATCTAGTTTTAAACTTACATCAAAGTTTACACTACCTTGTGGGTCAGTATACAAAAACAACTTATAAAATGTCTTACGTATACGTGGGTCTTGAATTGGCAAATGCGGTGTAGCAAATGTAGTTTTAATAGTACTGCCATCAAAACTATTTCCAGATTCCATCTGATACAAGTAGCCGTCATTATTTGCAAATAATACTACCTCAGTAGTGTCATTATAATTGCTGTCAGATACATATGCCCTTATACCACGTGTTTCTGCAAAACCTGTACCAGCACCACCCTGTTCAGCAAACTGTGTAGCAATGATACCTTGAGCATTTTCCTGCGTAATATTGTTATTATACCCAAGTAATCTGTATTGTGACTTTTCTCTTATTACTGTACTTGTATATGAAGTATTGGCAGCAATAAAATCTGTAATGTTTTTCTGAATTGGTTTAGATACCGCAGCAAGCCCAAAGTCACCAATTCGTTCTGTAGCACTTAACAGTCTTAATCCATCTGGACCAAGAAATATAATGTCGCCGCCAATCTCTTGAATTGTATCACCTTCAATACAACCTATGTCTTTCGTTATTGGCTGTAATGTAAAGTCTGCGACAGTGTTACCTTGTAACTGTTGAATGTTTCTTTCTGTAAATACAATTAGCTGTTGCCTAAATACAACAAGTCCTGTAATTACACCACCTACATTTATATTGCCTGAACCGTTTGCTACTGAAAATGAATCATCTGTATACGGTTCTGTAAATGTAAGTATAGTTCCCTTACCAAAAAATAATGCTTTTTTAAATTCGGTTACATGTGTTGCGCTTACTACATCAGCAGGTGCGCTATTTAATACTGTAAATGTTGAACCATCATATAGTGCAGGTGCATTTGCACCATCTACTATAGCAATTTTTTCAGTGCCTGTCAAGTTGTATTTTGCAAATCGTGTTCTTGCTGCACCATCACGAGTTGTTGACAAGAATGTGATTACAGCATCATCTGCTGGACTGCTATCAAGTGCAGGATTAATTGCAAGTGTTGTTGCACCTGACGTTACAGTTGCATCTGCAGTTACAGTGTACACAAGGTTTACACCAGCAATCTTAAATACATCACCTGCTTGTGGCGCACTCGTTAGCCCGTCTATATCTAAGCTAGTGCCAGTTTGACTGCCACCATTTACAAGCGGAGTTCCATAATTAGGAACATTTATGTGTGTATAACCTGTGCCTGATGTGCTAAATATATTGTCATTTTTAGCAACAAGTGCAGTATCTTCCCAACTTGCTACACCTAATGCTAAATAATTAGATGTTGTACTTGTAAATGTAACTTCAGCAGCATTTGCTGGACTTGAAGCAAGGCTGGTTGTAAGTGTAAGTGTAGCCCTATTGTTTGTGCCGTCAAATGTTACACCAGAGGATGCAATTGTATATGTTCCAGATACGCC